TAAACCTTGTTGGTTAGCTAAATCTTGTTGTCTTCTTGCTGCTGAACTTTCAAAACCTTGTTGTAATAAATTTGCTTGTAACATTGCTCTGTCCATGTCACTACCAGTTTGGTATTCTGCTAGTTCTACACCTTCTCTACCACCACCAAAAGCTCCTGATGCTACTGCTTGATCTCTAATTCTTTGTCTGTTTGCTGCTGCGTTCCTGTCAAACTCTGCAAGTGATGTTTCAATAACTTGTGTTTGATATGGTGACATGTATTCTTGTATAGAACCTGCACCTGTTCCAGCACCAGCTCCGGTTAGTTGTTGTGCTTGATTAATAAAAGGTTGGTAAGATCCAACACCTGAAGCTGCTAATGATGCAGCTTGTTTTTGTAATGCATCTTGAGCCGCTACACTTGGTGCGAGGCCCGCTAGACTTTGTTGTCTAGTTTCAAATGCTCTAGCTGCTGTTTGTCTTGCAGCAAAGTCATCTGCCGACTCTCCAGGTCTTTGTGAAATTTGTGATAGTCCTACTGATACTGTAGGTACACCTGTTGACGCTACCAGGTTTTTTGCTAGATCAACACCTATATCTTCAATAAACTGTGGTGGACGCGTACGAGTTTCTGTAATAGCCATATTATAATACTTCCTCTAATCTTTGTGCTGTTTGGAACATTTTTTTCGCGCCATCTAAGCCTTGCGATTGATCATTTTCGGCTTCTAATTTACTCATTAGATTATACATTTTTTGTGCGCCTTTGTCTATATCTCCGTCACCGGCACCTCTAACAGCATCTGCTGTCATTACGAATTCATTCTTACTTAATCTAGCTGGAACGTCATCAGCTCTCTCTTTTTTACCTATCGGCACAAATCCACCATCTTCTCTAAAGTCCATTTCCATACCTTTTAGGTCCATGAGCCCACCTTCTTCTTTACCTTGTCTTTCTGCACTAGCATAGTATTTAACAAATTCTTTATGTTTCGGATGCATTTCTGCAGCGTCTGGGTTAACTTCATATATTCTTTTCCAACCTTTGTATTGTGGATCATTCTCTACATCTGACATACCACCTTCAGCTCTGAATGCTATTGGCACATTACCTTGTGCTCCTCTTCTTCTATATTCCTCCACACTAAATCCTGTTTTATCATCAAAGCCATCACCGTCTTCATCCTTGTATCCTTTACCTGCTAATGCACCTGCAAGCAATCCTCCACCTATAGATAGTCCAGCTAATTTACCAATTGATGCTTCTCCTATTTTTTTCCGTATTGCATCAAAACCAAACTTTTTAGCAAAGCCACCAAATCCACCACCACCAGTTAAGAACGGTGCTCCAAACTTAAATGCTAACGCACCAAGACCTATTTTACCAACAGGACTTTTGACAATTTTTTTAACAGCTCTTGTTGCTTTCTTAACAAGTTTACCTAGAAAATACATTTGTCTTCCTGTTTCAAGATCCATGATCCCACCAGTGTAGCCACCATCCTCGTATGGTACACGTCCACCATCTTTTCTAAATGCAAGAGCTAGTTTAAATGGCTCTTCCTCTTCTTCATCTTTATCATCTTTTGGTTGTTGTATAGGTATAATTGGAAGTTGTGGTCCACGGTCATCATCTCTTTGAGGTGGTTTATTTCCATACACTCTATCAAAATCATCTTGAGATATTCTATCTTGCATTGCAACATCTAATTGATTTCTTGCTCTTGTTAAATCTTTTCCTTTTAATCCGTATTGAGACATAGAGTAATCTACTTCAAAAGGATCATCCATAGATCCAATACCTGTTTTTAGATCTCTACCTTTAACACCTAATATCTCATCAAGACCTTTTGTAGTAACACCTGGTGGTGTTTTTCTCATCATGTCAGACATAAAAAAAGAAGGCACGTATGATTTTGGCATCATTCCTAATTTTTGTGCAGCAGACTTAGTTAAAATATCTTTAGCCGTTTCAGTTCTTATTCTATTTAATGTTTCTAATGGACCAAGTTTACCGTCTTTATTTTCATCAAAATTTTTTAAATCTGTCAATTCTTTACCTGTTGCACCTAATTCAGTGTCCATTAAATCTTGTTCATCATCTTCTAGCGTGTCAAGAAAAGCATCATCAGCTGTAATAAAATCTTTTATCTTTTTAGTTTTAGCTTTTTTAGCTTCAATATTTTTATTTATTTTTTCAACTTCTTTTTTAATTCTTTCACGTTCTTTTCTTTCACGTTCTTTTCTTTGACGTTCTGCATTAGCCGCTGCAGCTGCTCTGTTATCTATAGCTTGTCTTGCTCTTTCAAAATCTCTATCTGAACCACCTGCCGCTTGACCTTGATCAATACTACTTGCCGCTGCCGCATCTTTATAATCATCATCACCAAAACCAGCATCTGGTCCATAGTAACCTGGTCGTTTACCATCTTTTCTTTTCTTTGCTAATTGATGACGGTGAACGGGTCCACCTTTTTTCATCATAATTTGTTTTGCTTGTTGTGCGTCTGTGATAGCCATTATAAATCCCCTGCTCCTGCACCCATATCGATATCCACTACTTTGATTTCAATATCTCTTCTAATGTGCTCTTTTTTTGTATCCGTTGTTGGATCGTCTATATCTATCTGTGCTTCTGCATCAGAGTTATATTCAACCCCTGTTTTAGTGTTTGTTAATGTTACAATACATTCTGGTGTAATAACAGCAGTCTTTTTGCCGTTTATTATCTCGTATCGTACGCTTGCTTCTGTTTCTTTAAAAGACATTATATTTGATCCGTTGGTTGTGTTCTTAAAATTTGTAATAAAGACGCTGTCATTTTAATTTTATCCGCTGTAGCACACTGCATTTTTAATTTATCTCCAGCCTCCAATACTATAATATTATTAAACGTAAGTAAATCAACACCTTCGTTGGCACTTATACTAGCTACTTTGTACTCAAAATCAGTGGAACTAGAGGAATCAAACACTTTCACTGTCACATCTAGTGCACCACTATGAGTATTAAATAACTTTACAGTCTTAATAATACTAGCTGTAGCTGTTGGAGATTCATACATATCTACATCTGATCCTGCAGCATTTAATAGTTTTTGTACATTTTTATATATGTTTGCCATTATGAAAAGAAGAAACTAAATCGTTCTTTTTCCTCCTCGTTTTCTGTTAAGTATGTAGAATTTAATTGTTCTATTATAGAATTCAAAGCTCTGTTGATTTGTCTTTGATTGTCTTCACTATATTCTTTTTTTGGTTCTGGTAATCTAACTACTATCTTTGTCATTATCGTCTCCCGTCTAGTTGTAAGTCTATTTGAAATGTTCCGAATCTCCAGTTTTGTGCTGAACCTGTGTTTTCTATTTTAATACTAGCATATCTACCTCTGGCTCTTGTATCTTCTTTTGTTGTTGAAGATGTAATGGTAAAAGGACTATACGTACTGTTTGTAGATGTTGAAGATGGAAAATCTTTTATACCAATAGTTACTTTTGCATCACCTGTTAATGTTTTAAAATCAGGTACAAATCTTCTCATTGCTAAAAATATTTCTGGTTGATCTTGTTGTAATGCGATATCGTATGATTGTATAAATGACGTTAGATCCGTGGTGCTACCATCAGGATTAATTTGATCTGTGCCTGTGTCATGTTGAAAATAAACTGTTTGACCTAAACCAGACTCACCAACAATACTTGGAAATGTTCCTGTTGCAGATGAATTAAATTGTGTAGCGTATGGTTTTGGATATACGATTGAGTCAATCCATGTTGTTCTGATTGAATTTGTGTTTTGTCCCGTATACCAATTACCCATAGGAACACCTTTAGATTCACCATAATTATAAACTACGTATCGATCGTTAAATGTAGATCCTTGTGTTGGATAATACCAAATAACCTCTGTATATAAATTATTAATACCAGCTGCAACTTGTTGACCTTTTGTAGTATCAAAGTCATCGTAAACATAATCCTCTACACTACATGGTAAATTGTTTACCGTACCATCAAATGCAAAGAATCCATTATTACCAATCCAATATGCAACCCCATCTATTTCTACGGCTGCATTCTGACCTATCAATCCACAGTTTGTACCTACTTGTTCAAAACCAAATGTAAATGGAGATCCGATAAATCTCATTGTATACAATGCATTATCAGTCCATATCAAAATATTTTCTTTTGCAACTAATGCACCCATAATTTTTGTACCATCTTGTAATCTTTGTGTGCCGGCAGTGTTAGTTGTACCTGGTGCATATTCATTTATTTGTTCTTGATTAGAAAATCTTATAAACATATCGTCTTGTGTTGTTGGATCTCCAATGGTTGTTTCAGTACCAAGATGAATTAAGTGACGTGTTGTTGGTGATATTAAAGTTAATCTTGATGCAGTTGGATTACCACTTGTTCCACTAATAGCTGTTGAAAAATTTGTAGTTGTTGTTGAAGCTCTCGTTGTAAATTTAGCAGCAATAGATGAGTCCCATGTAAATGTTTTACCATTTGCAACTGTTGCAACTAATACTTGTCCAAAATTACTTAATGACCAAAGTCCTGGTTCAAGACTTACAGTTGATGCTACAACAGCATCACCCCAATTACCCCAATCTGTTGCATCTTGAACTGTTGAATTTGTAGAATGAGCTTGACCATTTGATGTTCCATGAGTTGCTGTGCCTTTTGCACCTCTAGTAATTCCTAAAAATTGTGTAGCATTTTTTGATGTGTATGTAATTAATTCTGCATCTGGCACTGTGCCTACAGCAATAGTTCCTGCAGATGGAAAACCTGTTGTGCTATCTACAGTCACCGCTGTCCCTGCTCCACCTGTACCTGCTGTGTCAGCATTAAGTGATCCATCTAATTCTGTGCTTTGTGATCCTGTAACATTTCCTCCATAGTTTCCAATACCAAAACCATAACCATAAGATTGTGCAGAGGGTCCTACAGTTTCATAAGGATTAACAGTGCAAGAACTTCCTGAAGTTAAATCTGAACCACCTCCAGCTGTTTCAGCACTTGGTGATGTAACTGTAAATGTTTTAGAACTTGGAACTGTAATTACTTGACAAAGTTTATCTTCAAACGTTGAAGCAGCTATACTAGAACCTGTTGGCATTGTTACTGAATCTAATTCTACAATGTCACCTATTTCTAAGTCGTGGTTAGTTGATGTTGTAATTGTAACAGAGGTTCCTCTTGTTGTGCTTGTAGTTATGGTAGAACCTGTAAATTGAATTTGTGCTCCAGCGTTATTACTTCTAAAAGGTGTAACATCAAACAAAGCTCCTTCAAAATAGACTAATAAAAATTTGTCCGTTCCTATGGCAACATACCTATTACCATCAAGATCTACGAAAGCATGTTGTTTCCTTGCCACTCCACAAATAGTATCTGTCAACAAAGAAGTCCAACCACCTACTTTTTCTGGTAAGCCATATCTAAATCTTACATTATCAGAATCTACCCATCTACCAGCTGCGCCAACAGATGTATCTTGTTTGTCGATCCCAGGTAAAAATTTTATGGAAGTCAGAGCCATGGTCCGTGCTCCTTACGCCGTGTTCGTCTTAAATGCCCAACCTCTTGTTGCATCAACGTACACTAATGTAACAGCTTGGCCATCAGTGTTTAATACTAGATTTGAAGTTCCTGAATTAATTGGTTGTCCGTTTCTATCAAAAGTTAAATTGTTAGAATTAAAAGTTCCTCTAGTGTCGATAACGGTTACTTCATCTCCAACTGCTGGAGAAGCAGGTAAGTCAATCTCTATAGGGTTAGCGGTTGTATTTGCAAAAACTTGAGCGCCAGCTACTATGGCGTATGGACTATTAGCATCAGTTATAGTTGCATAACCTTTTTCTAAAATAGTCATGACTGTCTCTGTACCATTTGATCTACAAAGAACAGTTGCACCTGGTGGTATTTGAGTAGTAGTACCACTAGCTGTCAATACTCCAAGTGTTCTATTTGATGTGCCTCTAACAGTGTCATCTTTCATAACCCAGACTCTAGTAACGCCAGATCCTGAAGGCATTGTTATAGTTCTATCTCCTGCTAAAGTTCCGTGTAATCTTAAATATGCGTTTTTACCATTAGACGTTGCACCATCTGTAAGTAGTAATGTTACACTAGCTGCTGCCATGTCCACATCTAAAACTCCTGATGATCCTTGTTCCAAGATCTGTAAATTAGTATTAGTGATTCCGCCCCATTGTCCAGCTTTCTCACCGGTTGTTATGATTTCTAGTTTTAAGTCTGATGAAAATGTTGATGCCATATTAATTTGTATCTATTGGTGTCCAGACCATTGTCACTCCTGGTATTATTTCACTCCATGTTATCGCCGATACTTCTCCTGTGTCTAAAGAAAGTTGTACTTTAGTTGGGTCTATATTTGCGTCAGCAGTTATTGTAACATTTCCTGTAGCCAAGGTCAATTGGTTTACGGCAGGTGTAATATCTACACTTGTGCTAGATTCAGCTGTACCTGTATTTATGACAACCTGACTACCCGTAGGAGATACGTTAGCATCTGCTGTAATTGTTATAGTTCCAAGACCAAGAGTTAATCTATTTGGATCAGGGACTTCTGTAACTGAATCTGCAGAAATAGCAGGATTACCTATACCGATTGTGAGTTGATTACGAACTACACTTACTTGTACATCAACGGCTGTTTGTGATGTAGCAAACGGTAATGCTGATATTGCGTCAAATCCTAAACTCATAAAATTCCTTAAAAGGGGACAGTAGGTATGTGGTGGTGTACTGCCCCCATCTAAAGATTATATCATCGTTTAAACCAGGAAGGAAGACCTAAATGTGGACGTTTGTCAAACATATTATCTTTAGCTCCCGGTGTTTTACGATTGTTATAATGCAGAAAAACTTGTACGCATTCTTTGCCTTTGAATTTTTCTCTCCAATGTTCTAGCTCACAGCCAGAATAAACTAGCATATCTCCTGGTTTTAAATCTACTTTAACACCTTTTTTACCAACTTCTCCAGACGGTTCTAAATATATGGGCCAGTCATCACCGCCAAGATTCATAGTAGTTGATATCTCACAGGAAAATCTATCCTTGTGTCTTTTTAATTCATCACCTTTTTTATATATTCTAGCATATGTATACGCAGGATATAATTTTAATCCTGTTGCTTTTTCCATATCGGGTTGACATTTAAGTAATAAAGTTTCCATAGCCATATTTGCATATTGAGAATAAGTGTTTGGTATTTGACCATCTTGTTCTTCATAAGAACCTATAATGTTTTCAAATGGTGAAAAGTATTTGGCTTGACGACAGGTATCATAAACCTGTTTTTGCATTCTAAAATAATTTGCAATGA